CCTGTCTGTCAAGACTGACTTCCCACGTATTCTCAGCGAAGTGCGGCAGTGGTGTGGCATGGCACCTCCCAAGATCAAAAGCGCCATTCGTCACTTACGCCCACAGCCGGTTGATGAACTCGGTCCCTACACGGCCACCTGGGACTATCAGACTACCGATGGCACGTTGATAGCCCGGGTGTACCGCTACGACCCTGAACCTGGACACAAGGAATTCAGACCGTGGGATGTGCGCGCCCGGATGTGGCGGGCACCCGACCCACGGCCACTCTACAACCAGCCAGCCATTGTCTCGGCCAGACAAATCGTTCTTGTCGAAGGAGAAAAATGCGCCCAGGCCTTAATTAATAACGGCATCGTGGCCACAACCGCGATGAACGGCGCCAAGGCACCCGTCGACAAAACCGACTGGACGCCACTAAGAGGCAAAGATGTGCTGATCTGGCCCGACCGGGATGCACCGGGCTGGGACTACGCAGAGGCAGCGGCCAAAGCTTGTGTCGTCGTGGGCTGCCGGTCGGTATCGATTGTCATTCCGCCGGAATCGAAGCCGCAAAAATGGGACGCCGCCGACGCCGTGGAAGAAGGCTTCGACTGCCAAGCTTTTCTTCAGAACGGTGAGCGTATCAGCGTCAAAACAAGTGCGGCTGTCCTGCCCACTTACTCGATGGGCGAAATTCTGGATGACACCACGCCCTTGCCTGCTGATCTTGTCTCCAACCGGATCATCACTCCTGGTGGTATCACCGTGTTTGGCGGCGCGCCCAAGGTTGGTAAAAGCGACTTCCTGCTGTCATGGCTTGCCCACATGGCAGCGGGTTTGCCGTTTCTGGATATGGTGCCGGCGCGGCCGCTGAAGATCTTCTACCTCCAAGCAGAAGTGCAGTACCCGTATCTCAAAGAGCGAATCAAAAACATCCATCTACCCAAAGCTGCATTGCATCTGGCGCGCTGCAATCTGATCGTCACACCGCAGCTGCATCTGGTGCTCAATGAAGATGGACTAGAACAACTGATTCAAACGATCGGCACCCAATTTGATGGCGAGCCCTCCGACATCATCGCGATCGATCCGATCCGCAATGTGTTCGATGGCGGAAGGGCCGGTGGTGAGAACGACAACGACGCAATGATGTTTTTTCTTACACGTCGCGTGGCCAAACTTCACCGCGCAATCAACGCGGACGCTGGCGTGATTCTGGTACATCACACCAAGAAGATCACCAAACGTCAATTCGAAGAAGATCCCTTTCAGGCGTTCGCTGGCGCAAGCAGTCTGCGCGGCTTTTATTCATCAAGCCTGATGCTGTACAGACCGGATGAAACGACCACATTACGCCAGCTGATCTTCGAGTTGCGCAACGGTCCCGGTCTGCCCATTCGCTACGTCGACAAGATTGATGCGAAGTGGGAAATCGTTAATGCCAGTGAGCGCCTAGTCTTAAAAGAATATGGCCAGCGGCTTGATGCCGAACGACTACGTAAGCTCGATGTGATCTTGCAGATCCTGATTGATGAAGCGCTGAAGGGACACTGCTACAGCGCGAACCAGTTTGCCGAAACATTCGAAGGTCGCGCGGGTCTGGGCGGCGAGCGCACGATTCGTGAGCGCCTATCGGCTTTGGCCACTCAGGGCTATATCAAATATTTTCGCAACGCTACCGACTACGGACTGCCTTCCATCGGCCGCTCCAAGTTTGGCTACCTGTGTGTTGAGGGCATGGTGCTAAACCTGCCCAAAAGCGATCCGGATCCCGACACTGGTGAGATCACGCTGGTGTCGCTGCGTGTCCTGCCCACCCACTACAAATGCCCGCTCTCTGGTGCCGCTATGCCAGTTGAGAATCCAGAAGTGTGGGTCTACCCCGAAAACAGCAATAACCCACAGGAGTCTGAATGAACACGATTTGCCAAGATAGAGACATCACGCCAGACGCATTAGTGTGCGCTGGTATTTGTTTGCAAAAACACGCAAGCGCTCTCATGCGCATCGCTTTGGAAAAAGCTCGCTTCAAACCCCATCTGCACGATGTGACACGCATCGACTCGCAAGCACAAGTTGGCAAAAACAAGGGCGGAAGTTGGCAGAATTTTGCCAACTGGATTCAGTCGGCAAACCGTTGCCAACTTAATCTATTGGATGATCAACGACTTAGTGATTTTCCTGTTCAGTTGGCAGTCGGCAGTTGGCAATATTTGCCAACTGAACCAAGTACTTGTTTTCATTCACTTTCACCTGCTTCCGAAGTTGGCGAAATCTCCCCCTCCTACTACGTAGGAGAGGGGGCTGATGCCCTCTCTCCGTGCCGTAGGGAGATGACACAGTCGATTAATCCGGTGACAGCATCGCGTACCGTTGTGCTGGCAATCGATTTGGGTACCACCACCGGTTGGGCAATACGAACTCTGGAAGGACAGCTCACGCATGGGTTCACCAGCTTTCGGCCGAGCCGGTACGAAGGCGGTGGCATGCGCTACCTGCGCTTTAAGCGCTGGCTCAGTGAGATACGCCATTTGGCCAGCGACATCCATAGCGTGTACTTCGAAGAAGTGCGCCGGCACGCCGGCGTCGATGCCGCCCATGTCTACGGCGGTCTGTTGGCAACCCTCACATCCTGGTGCGAACACCACAACATTCCGTATCAAGGCGTGCCGGTTGGGACAATCAAGCGGCACGCCACCGGTAAAGGCAATGCCAGCAAAACAGAGGTCATCGATGCCATGCGTTCACTTGGTCATCTGGTCGCCGATGACAACGAGGCAGATGCGCTCGCATTGCTGCACTGGGCTTTGGATACGCAGGAGGGATGAGATGATCGGATCAACATTGACATGGACAAACGATGACGTCACCGACTGGCTCATCGAGGCAGCTCATACTGCCCACCGACTGCCACCAGTTCGCGTTCAGGGTTACTTCAACGTCTGGCCTGCGTTTGTACGAACAGACTATGAGCGCATGGCCAGCGATGACACTCCGACCTATCGCTTCCCACCCACGCCAGCTGAAATCGAACGGATGCTCGTCGTTATGCAGTGGATGCAGTGTCTGGCAGTCGAGCAGCGCAAACTGGTCTGGATGCGGGCTGAACGCTGGCGCTGGCACGAGATCGGCAAGCGCTTCGGCGTGGCTCCCCGGACTGCACAACGCCGATGGGAAACTGCAATTGGTCTCGTAACAGCCCATCTCTCGCACAGAAATCGATAGACGTCTCTAGCCGTTGATCATGAATGCCAAACGGTGAGAACAGATGCGGATAAAACGCCGATTTCAAGATGTCGCGTTTTACCGAAATTCGCGATACATTTTAGCTACCGTCGCAAGAGATACGCCTGCGACCCCATCTCTACACTCACCCGCCCGGTGGCAACGCCCGGCGGGTTTTTCATTTCCGCTTACATGAATCCCATTCACATCGAATACCGTGCGATCGATTCGCTGATTCCTTACGCGCGCAACGCCAAGCAGCACCCTGATGTGCAAGTGGCACAGATTGCGGCAAGCATTCGCGAATTCGGCTGGAGCGCACCGATCCTGGTGGATGGACAAAACAATGTCATCGCCGGCCATGGACGACTTCTCGCCGCGCGCAAACTCAATATGACAGAAGTACCTGTGGTGCCGCTTGAGCATCTGTCTGAGACTCAGCGTCGCGCCTTGATCCTGGCCGACAACAAGATCGGTGAAAACGCCTCCTGGGAAAACGAATTACTCGGCATCGAATTAGCTGAGCTAAAAGATGCTGGCTTTGATCTTGAATTAACAGGCTTCTCCCAAGAAGAATGGGATACGTTAATTGCCGGCGGTGAAAATACGAACGATGGCCTGACCGATGAGGATGCAGTCCCTGAAGTCACTGAAACACCGATCTCTCAGCCAGGCGACATCTGGATCCTTGGCGAACACAAAGTGATCTGCGGAGACGCCACCAAAGTCGAGCACTACCAGGCGCTGTTGGGTGAAGAACTGGTCGACATGACTTTCACCGATCCGCCCTACAACGTGAACTATGCCAACACGGCCAAAGACAAGATGCGCGGCACCAACCGCCCG